GCGCCCACCTGCCACTCGTTGTAGCGGTCGATGGCGCCGCCGGTGCCTTCCACATTGGCGACGACCTCGGCCTCCGTCTCGGGGGTGGTGTAGTAGACGATCTCGATGTCGTAGGTGATGACCTCGGGCGCCACGGCCGTGACCACGTCGGTGAGCGGCCGGATGTCCGAGGCGTTGCACGCCTCCAGCACCTTCTCGAGGATGCTCTCGTCGGGGACGGCGCCGCCTTCCAGCAGGGGGACGATCTTGACGCAGCCCTCGAGGGTGCGGGTGATGGTGATGTCGAGGCTCGTGGCGTCCGTGAGGGCGCCCTTGAGCTCGATGGTCAGCAGGTCGTCGGTGTAGTCCACAGTGTAGTCGGTGTCCTCCACGCCGGCCGTGCTCTCCCCGTGCTCCTTGACGATCAGGGTGTCCGGCAGCAGCCGGCCGCCGCCGATGAAGGCGTGGCCGTCGTAGACCGTGAGGGTGCGGCTGATGGTTTCCGTCTCGCTGACGGCCCGGGCGTCGATGATGGAGCTGTCGGCCGTCATGGCCCAGTAGATGTAAGCCTGTTCCGGCCCGGCCGTAGACCGGGACGNGCCGGCCGTCGCCGTGATGTTGGTGACGCTCTCGATGTAGGGGATCAGGTCGACGAGGGTGGTGATGGTGCCCGGGGCGTACCCGTTGTACTCGGTGCCGTTGCTGACGGCCGAGGTCGGGATCTCCACGGAGTAGGCGCCGGCCTGAAGGACGGCGATCTCGTCGGTGGCAAAGTAGTGGTCGCTGTCCGGCGTCACCTTCGTCCACTTCGGGATGATGATGTTGTTGGGCTGCGGCGTGCTCACGGAGAAGCGCATGGTCGTCTTTGCCGGGGATCCTTCCAGCCGGTGGACATCCAGCCGCTCGCCGATGGCGTCCAGCACCTCGCCCCGCGCATAGCGGAGAAGGGTCTGCCGCCCGGTGTCGTCGAGGCTGTTGTAGAGGGCGACGAACACGGCCACGAGCCCCTCGCCGAAGATCCGGCGCTCGTCGCCGGGGTACAGAGGCTCGCCGGCGCCCTTTTCGAGCGCAGCGATCAGGGTGTTGTAGATGGTCGTCGCGTCGGTGGTGGTGAGGTGGATGTCGTCGCCGTAGGTGTTGGTCTCGTCGCTCATGCTGTTCACCTCCTTCAGAGTGTGTTGTCAATGCTGGCCCGCAGCTCGAAGTCGCCGGTCTGCGCGACCAGCGCGACCAGATCGGACGAGCTCAGGCGCACGCGGGGCTCGTAGGTTTCCACGACGAACTCCACGTCGGCGGCCAGATCGTTGGCAGCCGTCCCGCTCGGCCTGTCGATCAGGGTGCGGTCGATCCCCTTGATGCGCTCGTATGGCACCTCGCCGCGGATGGTCTTTAGGAGGTTTTGCACGCAGGTCTCGGGCGCTGCGTTGCCGCTTGCTTTCATGGGATCACCTCGCTTTAGGTCAGTTGGGTGTTGTTGGGTTTCTTTGCAGCTTTGTCGCTGCTGGATGCGCCGACGGTGATGGCGCTCAGGCGCGGGCCGACGCCGGTGGAGACTCCGGCCGGGGACGAGCTGCCCCCGTTGGAGCTGCCGGCGGTCGCCTTCTTGCTGCTGGCCTCCTCGGCGTACTCGGTCAGGTTGATGGTGATCTTGCCCTTGAGGATCCGGCCGAAGTTGTCGACCGTGGTGTCGCCGAGGCTCACACCAGTGAGCTGAAGGTTGGCCGGGCCGAAGCGCGTGCCGCCGAGGTAGAAGGGGGCGTACTGGCCCACCAGCGCCGTCCACGACTCGTACTCGCCGCGGACATCGCAGCCCACGGCGACGCCGAGATCGAAGTCGAAGCTCATGCTCTGGAGCTTGAGCGCCTTGGTCTTGGTGGCCGGGGATCCCGCCTTGTCGTCGCTGTTCTCGGTGTCCAGCTCCACGCTGGCCGAGACGCCATTCAGGGCGGCGATCCGCTCGGGGGAGACGCCCCATGTCTTGCCGTTCCACGATGCCATGACGGACATGATGCTTGGCCTCCTTCCTTAGTGCGGGCCGGTTGTCTCTCCGTGCGGTGCGGTGTGGGTGTGACTGGTCAGGCTGATGCCGCCGGCCGTGACATCGGCTGACGGTACGCTGACGCCCTTGTCCTGCACGGTGAGCGCGCCCTTCTTGATGGTGATGTCGCCGGGGACGATGCCGGGCCACTCCCCGTCCATGCGAGAGAGGATCAGGCCGGTGCCGTCCTCGAACATAGCGTAGGCGACTTCGACGCCGGGGCTCAGGTTTCCCATGTCCCCGCGTAGATACCACGGGATCGTCAGCGGCCTCGTGACGAGGCTGTCGGCGGTGCTCGGGAGCACCCGGGCCGTGGTCTTGTCGCCGTTTCTGTCGGGCTCGCCCTCGATGCTCGAGATCTTGCCCTTTTGGATCATTTGGGTGTTGCTGTTTGGCATGGTCAATATCCCTCCAGAGGCTTGCGCAGATAGAGCTTGCTCCGGGTCTTGACGTAGTCGTGCCGGATCCGGCTCACGAAGGCCGTGCCGTCCCACGAGGCGACGCCCTCGGTGGAGAGCGTCACCACGGAGCCCGCCGCGTACTCGCGCAGCAGCGTCCCCGTCCAGAGCGTTGCGACGGTCGCCTCTTTGTTGGCGTCCCGGAGCAGGCCCTTGGCGAAGCGGTCGGCCTCTGCTTGGTCAGTCATGCGGAAAGGGAGGATCTTGCGCAGCACCTTGTCGCCCCCGGCCGGCGCCGAGAAGGTGCCGGTCAGGCCGCCGTTGACGGCCTCGGCCGAGCCGTAGGCGTAGGCGCCCTCGTCCCGGTACTCGAAGTCGTTGGCCGGCGTGATGGTGATGGTGTCGACGGGCTGCTGGCCCTCCATGTATGCCTCGTCGTAGACGACCAGCTTACCGTCATAGACTAAAAAAGCCGCGCCCTCGAGGGTGCAGCGTGCCTGAAGAAAAGCGAAGTCGGGGAGGTTGTTCTGCTCGACGTAGTCGTAGGTCTGGTCGGTGATGCCGTAGGTCTCGACCGTGAGGCCGTGCCGGCCGGCGAGCTCTTGGATCAGTTGCAGGAACTTGACCTTTTCCCACGACTTGCTCCTCTTGTCCTTGGTGGATTGCGGGGCCGAGTAGGCCCGCAGGGTTATGAGGCCGGACTCAGGGACGACGCTCTCGACGAACATCTTGCCCGTCTTGGCGGCGCCGTCCTCGACGGCGATGGTGTCGCCCTTCTTGGGGCTCCACCTGTCCCACAGCTCCCGGGTGTCGTTGAGCTTGAGCAACAGCTCGTCGCTCTGCTTGTCTGCGTACATATCGTGGTAGCAGCGGTGGACGCTGATCTCGGGGTAGATGTCCGTCCCCTCGTAGATGATTTTCACGGGGCAGGCTCACCTCCTCCACGGCGGCAGGGTGTCGGGCGTCTCCACAGTCTCGACGATGGGGATCCGCACAGCCTCGCCGCCCTCGAAGATCAGCACGTCGCAGAGGTCGCGGTTGGCGTCGATGATGGTGCTCGCCATCCGCTCCTCGTTATAGGCTGCCAGCGCGATGCTGTCGAAGGTGTCGCCGCCTTGCGCGGTGTAATCAATATAGCCGACTATCCGCTGTGACATAGGCGCCGCCCTCCCTTCTTGCGAGTGCTTCGAGGATGAAGTCGATGAACTCCGGCTCCAGATCCCGCAGCTTTCGGATCAGGGCGTCCTCGTCGGTGTTGCCGTCGACCTTGATCGTGGGGCTGAAGGACAGGCCGCTCAGGTCATAGACCACGGACGTGCCCGAGCCGGAGCTGATGGGCTCATAGCTGCCCTCGTCCATAGCGCCGAGCATTTCGCCGGCGCGGGCCCAGTAGGACAGGTTTTGCGCCCTATATGCAGGGTTGAAGCTGATGACGGCCTCGGTCGGGTAGCGCGGATCCTCGCCCGCGATGGACGGGCCGCTCGTGAAGCCGCCGGTTGCGAAGCCGGAAGCCCCGCCGCCCCCGCCGCCGCCGAACAGGCCGGCGATGCTGTTGATGACGCCCGCGCCGAAGCTCACGATCTTGCCGATGACGCTGGCGATGGTGCCGAGCACCGACGCGATGGGCTGAAGCAGCCCCAGCAGGGGGCTCAGGATCGGCATGATGGCATTGAGCAGCGACATCAGGGGCGGCAGCAGCGCCTCGACGATTTGCATGAGAGGGGGCACGAGGGGCATGATGACGCTGTTGACGATCTGGAGCGCGACCTCGAGCAGCGGGGTGATGACAGGCAGCAGGGCCGAGATCAGGCTGGTCAGGACGGGCAGGATCGTCGAGATGATCTGCGTCAGCATTGGCAGGATCGAGGTCAGGATGCTCACGATGGGCGGGAGGATGGCCTGCACGATCTGCATCAGCGGCGGGAGTAGCTGCTGCGCCAGCTCGAGGAGCGGCGGCAGGAAGGCCGAGATCAGCTGCGAGAGCAGCGGAAGCAGCCCGGCGGCCAGTTGCGAGACCATGGGGAGCACGGTCTGGAGGGCCTGCCCCATTCCCATGAGGAACTGCTGCACAAACGGCATACAAGCGTTGAGCGTTTCCGTGATGACGGGGGCGATGGCCTCGAAGGTCTCCCGCAGGATCGGTGCCAGAGCCGTCAGGGTGTTGGCGATCATGGACGCCATCGGCAGCAGCGAGACCTCGGCCGACCTCTTGATCGCCTCGAAGGCGCTGCCGAGGTCATTGTACTTCACGTCGTTGATCTGCTGGAGAGCGGCCGCGCCGTCGTAGGCTGCGGTCTCGATGCTCGCCAGCACCGGCAGCACGCCGGCCTCCAGATCCTCGAACTGTGTGCCGAACAGGGCCACGCCGGCCGCGTTTCGGGCGAGGGGGTCGTCCATGCTGTTGAGGGCCTCGACGGTGTCGAAGAACGCGGCCTCCGCGGTGTCTCCACCTGCGGAGAAGGCTGCGAACATTTTGTCGGCGTTGAGGCCGAGGCTCTCGAAGGCTTCCCGGCTTGTGTCGCTGCCGTCCTTCGCTCTGATGTTGAACTCCTTGACGGCGTCGCCGACCTTGTCGATGGAGAACAGGCCGGCGTCAGCGCCCTCCACGAGGGTGCCGATGAACTGGTCGGCGCTGAGGCCGAGGGCCGCAAACTGCGGGCTGTACTCGTTCAGGGTGTCCAGCAGGTCGCCGTTTTTGTCTGCGCCGTTCTGCGCGCCCACGGCGATCAGGCCGTAGGCTTCCTCGGCGTCGATGCCGAAGTTTTTCATCAGGGCCGACGCTGCCCGGGCGCTCTCGCTGACATCGTAGTCGAACACGTCCCGCAGGTTGAAGCCGGCGGCGGTTGCTCGCTCCAGAGCTTCGCCGGTCAGGTCGCTGGCCTGCTGCGTTGCAGCCAGACCGTCGGCCACGTCGGCGAAGTCATCGCCGAGCCCTTGGGCGTAGATGTTCTTGACGCTTTCACCGAGCGCGTCCAGCTCGTCGCCGGTCGCCCCGGTTGCTGCCGAGAGCTGATTGATGGCCGTGTTGTACTCGTTGCCGAGGTCGGCCAGATACTTCCCGGCCTCCACGACTGCCTTGCCTGTTGCGACTGCGATGCCGCCCACAGCGCCGCTGACGGACACGGCCTTCCATTTGACGTTTTCCAGCTTGCCGGTGACATCGTCCAGCGCCTTGCCGAGTGACGGGTCAATGGTGCCGGCGAGACTCACGACGGCTTGCAGCATTTTATTTTTGGCCACTGGCGTCACCTCCTCCTATGCGGCCGGATGTGGGGGATCCTCGGCTTCGGGATCTTGGCCCGCTGCTTTTTCGCCTCCTCGGCCGCTTCGTAGTATTCGAGCAGGAAGTCGGTCAGGCGTTCCCGTCGGAGCTCTCCGACTGAGATGTGGAAGGCTCGGGAGTAGTCTCGGACGAGCTCTCCGAGTCGTTTTGCTCGGAGGGTGCCCCCGACCTCGTTGTGGTAAAATTTCGGCCGATCCTCACCAGCTCCATGACATCGGGCCCGCTGATGCGCTCGAGGTCGGCGATGTCGATGTCGGGGTTGACGGCGGTGATCGCCATCATAGCGAGGTAGAGGTGCATGGAGTAGTCGAGCTCGGTGGCGCCGGCGCTGCCGCCCGCCTTGTGGGTGGTGGCGCGCAGCTTCAGCGCCTCGGCCTCGGCGAACATTCCCACGGTGATCGCGCCGGTGTCATAGGTCAGGGTCTTGACCTTCTTGCCGTTGATGGTGATGGGGTTGCTGAGTGTCAGCTTTTCCATGGTCGTTGTCTCCTTTCGTTGATAAAAAGAGGGACGCCGCCCACCTCGGGCGGCGCCCATCTGTTGTTACAGCACGCTGCGCAGGTCTTTGACGTAGTCCACGCCGCCGATGCGCATGATGGTGTTGAGCTGGTCGATCAGGCAGAACTCCTCGCCGGCGACGAAAACCTGATAGCGGCTCACGGCCAGCGTGACCTCGTTCTCCGAAGGGTTGCCCGGATCCACGGACAGGCCCGGGATCAGCTTCGGGACGCAGCGCATGAACGCCTTGCAGCCTTCGGTCTTGGTGGAGCCGTCGGCGTACTTGACATCCTGCGCCCATCTGACCTCCAGCGTCTTGCTCTCGAGCTGCACCATGGAGCGCAGCCCCTTGTCGATGCCGATCTTGGTGATGGCGGCCTCCATGCCTTCGATCTGGCCGGTCATGGGTGCGGTGTAGGTGCCCATCGCCTTATAATCGGCGGTCACATGGGTGACGGCCGGCAGGGTGATGGTCACGTCCTTGGCGACGAGGACGCCGTTGATGTACACGGTGTCGGCGAGGATGGGGCCCTTCAGGTCAAGCCACAGATTTGCCATTACTCGTCACCTCCTTC